CATGCTCAAAACTGGCTTGATAACTTATGACTGAATTAATTATTTTTATAACGGGTGTCGGTTCCTTAGTGGCTATTTGGTCTGTATTTTCCAAAAGAAAGCGGAGCCCAATTTACGATGATAGAAACGAAAAATACTATCAGCCACTTAAAACGAAAAATGAAATTGAAGAAATGACACCAGAACAGCGAGTCGAACTTATAGATAAACTTGATAAAAAGTTGATGGTTTATGATGAGCGTGAGCGCTCACTAATTAGAGCTTTAAATGAAATAGATAGCGAATAACGTATCACCGTCAGCATTACAACAATGGTGTAGAGATGATAAAGGGGGTGAGTTATGAGTAGAAAAACAAGAGATGGTATAGTTATAGCTGCTTGTTTTTTATAAACGATAAAAAAGTAACTTTTATTCCAGAAAGCATAAAGGAAAAATATGAAACTAAGTGAATACATAAACAAATACTTTAACGGCAAAGCTGGCGATTACGCAAGGGGATTATCATGAATGAATTAGACGATCTAAGCATCTGTAAACGTATAGCAGAGATTGAAGGGCTGCCATTTAAGTTAACAGCTACATCGGTACGCCAAACAAAGCCTGTTGATGGGGCTGTTAATAGGGTTGGCCACTTTGACCCGTTAAGGGATAATGATTTATGTTTTAGGTTAATGGTTAAGCATAATCTAACATTTGAGGGGCTGCATATTGAGTATGGTGTAAGGCTAGGCGTTTATGATGACAGCTATGTAGCAATAGATGAAAACCCTAATCGCGCTATATGCCTTGCAATCATAAAAGCTAATGAAGGACTTTAAACTAACAGCTAGCTCTATCGGTTTATTCATACAAGAATTATGGAAGATAGACTTAACCAAGGCTTACCGGGTAAATGTTGTTCAGTGGAGAGAAAGCAGGAGTGGCAAGCAGAATAGCATGTATTGGAAGTGGCTTGCTGAAATATGCAAGCAATGGGATGTAACAAATGACCCTGAAATATTACATGAGATATTCAAGAAGTTCTATTGCCCTGAAAAAGTTATTAACGAACATATAAAAATTAAATCAACAAAGAAATTAGATGTTGGAGAAATGCATTTTTACTTAAATAAAATAGAATGCTTTTGTATGAATAGAGGGTATTTAATAACGATACCTGATAACAGCGAATATAATCAATTAAAGGAAAAGCAAGATGAATAAGGGGAATATATAATGTCAGGAAAAGTCACCGCAGAAGCTTACGTGGAAATAATTGATGAGAATATCGAATGGATCGAGAGTAAAAGCGATAAATGCCTCATAAGTCGACATATCGTAGAGGTAATGAAAGGTAGTATCTTGTCGTATTACGGTAAAACTTATGACGAGGTGAAAGATGAAACTAGTTAAAGGTAATGGCCGTGTTAGATGTAACTGTAGGAAATGCGGCGTTGAAATATATAGTAACGATTGGAAGTACAAAGCGACTGAGGGTTTTTATTGTTTTACTCATGGGCGAATAGAAAGTTTATTTAATGGTTTTAATCAATGGTTAAAAGGGGTGTTAGAAATGAATCCGATTAAGTGGTACAACAAGACGTTTTACCTAGCTGATGTATCTAGATTGGGTATGGGGGCAATGTTTATTGCATCGTGCTTAATTGGCTTGGGGTTATTAATATATTGTTTACTACAATCATTGTTAACAGTATAGAGAGGTTACGAATAATGAAGATAAAAGAAATAATAATACACTGCTCTGCTACTCCGAATGGTAGAAATGATACAGCAGAAGATATTCATCGGTGGCACCTGGAGCGAGGCTGGGACGGTATAGGTTATCATTATGTTATCGAGGTTAACGGTGATTTAATTAATGGCCGCCCTGATTACTGGAAAGGGTCACACGCTAAAGGGCATAATTATAAATCTATTGGCATCTGCATGATTGGTACTGATGATTATAATTTAGCTCAATGGGATGTATTGACATCGTTAATTTTTGAGCTGATAGAGAAACACCCTGACGCCAAAGTTATCGGGCACAATGAAATATCAAATAAAACTTGCCCTGGCTTTAATGTTCAGGGCTGGCTTAAGGAATTGTTTGATTGATAAATAAAAAGCCGATAAGAGACTCTTAAACTCTTAACGGCTAATCATGAAACATGTTAATTATAGTTTAAATTAACTATTTTGCAATAAATTCACTATAGAGATTAGATAAATGAAATATATATTATTAATATTACTGTCGTTTAACGTGCATTCAGTTGACTATCATATTTTACCTACACCGAAATTTGTTATGTTGGATACAATTTATTACAACGGGACTATAGATAAATTAAAGGAAAATTCTTGGGCGTTTGAGTCAAACACGAATGACGGGTGCATACCTCTCGGCTCTACTTGTAGAAAAATCGGCATGGAGTATGAGATTGGGGGCTGGCTGAAAGACCAATACACTAAGTATGTGTATTATTTTACTTTAGTAAAATACCCTATGGAAAACTCGCCGGAATGGTTGATTATCCAGCAGTTGTGGGGGGATTTGTACCCGGATATTGACGGGGGGAACCACCCTATAACGACGCTGAAAGTTAAAAATGTTGCTGGTCAATTGTATTTGCAGCAGTATGAAAATAGTTGGCAATTTGATTACACTCAATTTAAGGGTCACTCAAAAGATCATGAGCATGTGGGCGAGTCAAAAAAAGGAGAATACCCTATTAATTTAGGGCAAAAATACCGGATTGAAATAGTGATCGCTGACGGTCATTTAATTAACTACGGACATGTAAAAGTCACGATTAACGAGTTTACTTTCGCTGATAGCGTATATAGAACAAAAGGCATTGACGGTAAACACGTTTCATATTTTGGTCAATATGTTTCTAGATACTACAATGAAAGCAATGATGTTAACTTGCAAATCATTACTAAAATAGAAAATCTAATGGTTATGTCAAGTAACTTTATAGACCATTAAATTAACGGTCTATCTCCATTAGGAAAGTCTAAGCTTGCCGGGTAATCTCTAAGGAGTGCCCGGTAGGTCAATAGGTCATTTGGATAGTCTGGTAACTTAACTAGTCCATCAGTTCTCGATAGCTCACTGTCTCGCCATTCCCTTTCTAGATCTTCTTTGGTCGGTACGTGTAAAACACCAGCGCTTTCAATCTTATGAGTTGCTGTGTCTAAAATTACATTTAATGTCATAATATTGGTCTCGCTACATAGTTAAGAACTATACTTGTATCTGTTGCTGTTTGAATTTCTAATAAAAACGTCTCTTGGCAGGTCACTACTATATGGTCTCTATCATTAACAGACTCGTTACCAATAACTAGCTGACTCGTTCCGCTAGTGTAGGTATCATTCATAATTATAGTGTCGTCTATGGTTAGCTTTAGTGTCACAGTCTCCGCTGTCATAGAAATAAACACGGCGCTTGATATTGCAAATTTACCCACAAGCGACAAAGCAGTTGTTAACCCTGAACTAGCATCTATACCTGTAATTTGCTTGTAGCCATTATTAGTTAATAAGTCAGATGGAAAAGTTAGGTCAGGAGCTAATGAAAACCCGCCGCTACCGCCGCTACCTATGACTTTGCTTAAATTTATATCAGCCATTTAAACGACCTCCATTATTAATGTTGTTTTTGCCACTAAGTGAACAGTATCGCCATTCCCTAGTACTAGATTATCACTGCTTGTTACAGTCGCGCCAACGCCTTTAATAGTTAACGCTGTATTTGTTAATCTCACTGTGTTTGTTGACACACTATCGTTATGAACTACGATTTCATCGCCTATTGCCAAAGCTGTTGGTAGCGCCCCATCAACAGAGCCAGAGCTTCCGTCTATAGTGTATCTTTCATTAACCTCTATAGTGAAGCCTGCTGATTTATCTATCCACGGGTTTTCTTTTACTGCTGGTTTCCAGTTCGTACCATCATTAGTAGAAGGGTTGTTATTTAAATTAACAGAGGTTAACGACTTCCATAAATTACCATCTACGGTCTGAAGTACATCACCAATACTATAAGGGATGTTTATATTGTAAACACCTAAAAACCTAATTTCCTTCCATGAATCAGCATTTAATACCGGGTCATTTGATTGATTGCCATTAGTTAGTGATTGATAAAACTTATTAGTACGCTCAACAATATCATTTAAATCATAACTTACTTGGGCGTCCCATAGCGTAAAATCACCTAGTTGCCTGTCACCACCTACCGGGTCACGTTCGTTATATTGTTGCCCGAACTCGTCTAAATACTTAACCTTTACTGAGCCTACAATAAATATGTTAGGTAAGTTTCCGTTAGCATCTACATCAATTTTTGCAGGGTTTTGTATATTCTCAAGTTCATCAGCGAAAGTTATAGATGGTGAATTAGTCCCTGACTTGAAAAAGGATATCGAGCCTAATGCTTTTAGGTCTGTTATTGGGTTTACGAATCTATCAGCCATTATTTATTCCTGTGCTATACTCGTTTTATTTAAAAGGTATTTTATCATGAATGACGAAAACGAAGAAACAAACAGTATACCAAGTCTAATTGTATTCCTATTATCGTTTATCATTTTCTATTCCATCTTCTAGGTTAGTTCCAACACCTAACGCGGCAGAGGCTTGTAGTACCTCGCGTTTAAATTGCGCCGCCTTTACTGCGTCTTGAACTGTTTCGTTAGCTATATTCTGCAATACACTTAAATCTATATTTGGATCAAGAAGTAAATCGGATAAATCAGATGTCTTTCTTTTGTTTTTAGGTACTGCCTGCAAATAAGCTTTAGTTATTTTCTTCGCGTCATTACCTGCCAATTGCATAGTCTTTAAAAAACCGGCTTTATCCTTTGTGATTCGTTTTGCTATTTCCTTTGATACCGTCCCAACCGTAACAACTCCGATAGCGACCGGCAATGCAGCACCACTCATACCTAATGAAGCAGCTAATCCGCCACCACCTGCGCCACTAATTAATGCGTTAAACATGCTAGGACTGTTTTCAAGCTTTAAGCCCATGCCACCCACTAAAGAGGCAAAGTTCTGTTTAAAATCTCCATCAGTGACCTTTCTTATAGCCTTGACATCTTCAGGGCTTAAAAACTTTCTGCTTTTCTTTCTGTTTAACAGGTTGTTTAATTCGTTCCTGATGCCTTTCTCAACACCAGCTTTTCTGCTTGCGCCATTCTCTATAGCATCATTTAACATTTCCGATCTCTTTGCTCTACCCCATAACGCACGGCCTGTTTTAAGTTTTTTTGATATGTCGCCAGCGGCTATATTTCCAGACCTTGCCAAGTCTGTAGGCTTTATACTGTCAATAAACGAGTCAACCTCATCTAACACAAGCATAGCCTGTCTTGTTATATTATTATCTAATGGGTTTACGGCATTCCTTGCTATCTGCCTTAGATCGCTTATTTCGTTAATAGGAATAGGCACATCTCGACCTATATCTTTTTTAATTGCGGATATGGCGTTAAATACTGGAGCAGAAACACCCTCCCTAATGCCTTCTTTTTTTGCTAGTTCGGTTAGTGATTTATTTAATCTACCTAAAGAGGCTTTTTTAACTACCGCTCCTGAATCATCTATCTCTTTAAATAGTAATTTAGACGCGTCTCTTACTTGTTTCGCTTCTGGGGCAGACTCTATTAATGTTTTTTTAATTAGCTTGCTGCTTGGCGCTTTTATCGCCGTTGCGCTTCTGGCGCCTTTAAGCCCTATAGCCTCAAGCGCAGCAGATGGTAACGTATGAGCTATTGATGCCAATGCAGGACTACCCGTTAATTTTAGTGTATTTTCACCAAGAAATTTTTCAGCAGAGGTTAAAGCTTTGCCAACTGGGGCTAAAGTTTCACCTATAGCCTGTTGTTGTGCTTTGCCTGTTTCAGTTCTTGGCTGAATCGTTAAAGCTTTTCTCGTTGCCTCTACCGCTCTAGCTCCCGCCCCCTCATCTGCAAAAGGGTTTATAGATTGAGCAATACCAGCTAATCCAGCTAATGGTTCAGCAACAGCACCAGAAACTAACGAGCCTACATTCTCTAAGGCACCTAAAGCTTGTTGACCAAAAGAAGGATCTTGTGGTGTTACGGGAGGCTGTGTTGGTTGTGCTATCTCTTGAGGTTGCTCATCAAATAAGCCTTGGGACTTGGCAAATCTAAGTATTTGATCGTCTGTTGCACCTTCTGGAGCGTCAATCTGAAAACTTTGGCCTGTTGGCGATTGTATGGTAACGATAGGCATTATCTCACCACCTTAAACCCTGTGAATTCATTACCGCCAGTAGTTTGCTGTTCAGAATCCCTTTCTTTTTTGCGTAAGAACCCGGCAATAGTACCGCCTTGGTCTAGGAATTGTATCTGCTCATTGTAGTAAGCTCTTAACTTTTCTTGTGCTGCTTTTCGTCTAGTTAAATAGTCAATTAGTTGCGGTGTATCTAGGCCAGTAGGTAAGGCGACATCTTTAGCCAAAGCTAATTCTCCTGCGGACAATGCGCCAAAAGTAGTCGCACCAACAACATCAAGAGCCATTGAGCTTCTTATGTTATCGAGTTCAACAGACGCGGCTTTAAATGATGGTAAGAATTTTTCGATAGCACCAACACCCGCGCCAGATTGCAACGCTGATACAGCTCTATCTAGGTTGTTAAGTCCGATATTTATCTTTTCAATCTTATTAAAGCCTGAATCAATAACTTTAGATCTTCTTGTTGCTGTCAACTCGCCAAACTTTTCACGCTGCCTAATGGTTTTCTTAACGTTGCCTATTTCCTCAGCTATTCCTTGGTCGTTAATGGTTTGAATTGCAGAGCCTACAGCGCGAGGAGACAATCCTAATTTAATTAAGATAGCCTCTGCCTTCTCGTCAGGAGTTAAACCCTCGAGTAATTTATCAAAAGATCTAGATTCAGCAGACCCGCCTTTAGATTTAGCTAATGCGGCTTCCATAACTCTAGGGTCTTTTAAGAAACCTTGCTGAATACCGACCTTTTCAACACTATCAAGAAGTTTCTGAGCGCCTTTGATATCCCCGCTTTCAATAAGACCTGTTATTTCTAAACTGTCGGATGGATCGCCACCTAACGGGCCATTAATTAAGTTAATTCGATTAGATAGCGTATCTAAAGCCTTGCCTGTTTGACCAGCTTTTAAGAATGTATTAACAGCTTGGGCGTCTTGAAATAAAGCGCCCTGCCTTTGCTTATCAAGCTGTAAGAATTGTTGACTTTTATCAAAATCTCTTTTTTCTTGCTGTGACTGAACATCAGCAAAAGACCTGCCTGTACCTAAAGCTGTTAAACCTTGGCTTATTGTGTTTAGAAAGTCAGCCATTAAATAACCCCTATCATTCTGTAATCAACCTGTTTAAATCCGCTACTGTGTCTCGATATAGCCTCTGGATTTGTTAACTCTACCTCTTGAGCGATAACGCCAATTGAGGATTTGCCAATCTTAGATTTGATAGGCATTAAATTATTCCATATCCAGCTATAAATATTATGTCCATTTTTAACGCCTATTTTAACGATATTTTCTTTTAGGCTCTCGTCTGACAGTAACGTTGCTAGTGCAGTAAGAGAATTCTTTGTTGAATCAGAACCGCCAGTTATTCCACCAGCTTGAGCTTCCCCTATTTGACTAGCCAATCCAGAAAGCTGAGTGCCAGAGCCAGTTGATAGGTTAGCTAGTAACTGTGCTAGTTGAGTTTGTTGGCCTGCTGTTAATTGACCTGCACCACTCTGTAAGTTAGCTAAGTTGACGCCGCCTTGACCTATTATATCAGATAGGCCCGTACCTTGCTGATTGATTAGATTAGATAGCGCTGATGAGGTGGAGCCAATTTGACCAGCAATATCTTGACCAGCCTGTAAACGACCTTGTGATAATTGCTGACCAGTTCCAGCGAATAAGTTAGCAGCGTCTTGACCTGCTCCCGCTTGAATTCCTGCACCTTGACCAGCTAAACCGGCGGTTAATCCCGCGCCAGCTTGTGATAATCCAGCACCCTGGCTAGATAATCCAGCTAATAAACTAGCTATATCTCCACCGGCTTGTTGTGTTGCTTGTGCGCCCTGACCACCTAATTGAGCTGCTAAATTGGCACTTTGGCCTAGTAAGTTAGCACCTTGCCCTGCTGCTTGCCCTAATATATCAGCACCACTTAAACCGGCTTGTTGAGCTAGTCCCGCGCCTTGTCCGGCTAATTGTGCAACCTGACCAGTTGCCTGACCTAAAATATCAGCACCTTGAGCGCCAGCAGTTTGAAATGCTTGTGCGCCTTGTCCAAATAAATTGGCTTGTTGTCCTGCCGCGCTTAGTTGGTTAGCTGCACTAGCTATATTAGCCTGTGTTCCTAGTTGTGCGTTTTGTCCAGCTAATTGACCTTGTTGCTGCCCTGCTTGCGCCTGGAATCCACCTTGCAATCCTGCTGCTTGTAATCCTTGACCTGACAAGCTTTGCAAGTTAGCTATTTGTTGTTGTAGTTGTGTACCGGCTAATCCTTGTCCGAATTGTAATAACTCTCTTTTAACCTCTCCGCCACCAACGCCACCGGTCGCGGCTGCTTGGTTTATTAGTGATTGCTCGCCTTGTTCAAGTAAAAACTGTTGTATAGGGGAGTTTTGCAAAGCTTGGTTAAATGCTTCTTGACCTTGCACGCCACTTAAAGCTGATTGCAAGTTTTGAGCTTGTAAACCGGCAGGGGAAAACGCACCTACACCGGCAGCTGCTTGTTGAAATAAAGGTTGACCAGTATTCGGATCTACTTGTTGAGCTTGCGCCCCAAAATTACCACCTAATACCTGTTGCCCTTGACCTAATTGAGATAATGCACCACCTAAGCCTTGTTGAATTTGACCTACACCAGCCTGAGCGCCACCAAGTAATAGATTTTGCGCGCCGCCTAGTTGCTGTTGTGCTGCTTGTTGGCCTTGTTGAATTTGAGATAAACCACCTTGAGCGCCACCCAATAAGCCGCCTAAGCCTTGTTGTATTTGGTCTTGTGCGAACTGTCCAGCACCTTGCAATTGACCTAATGAAGATTGTAAACCTCCTTGGATTGCGCTAGTACCAGCCTGACCAGCTTGAGATAATAACTGCTGACCTTGCCCTAACTGTTGACCAATGAGGTTTTGACCTTGGCCCAACGTACCTAAAGCTTGCCCTACTCCTTGAGTGATAGCAGATAATCCACCACCAAGACCGGCCTGTAAAGCCAGTTCAGAGCCAGATAGGCCAAAAGCTTGCTGTGGTTGAGCTATCGCGGTTTGAGGTGCAATATTTGGTGGTAGAGTGATATTAGGAACAGGCGTTCCTCCTATTACGTTTGTGTTTACTGGAGGTGCTATAGGCATTATTTAATTCCTTTAATTTTGAGCAAGAGGGCCGACAAACGGCAGGTTAGGCGGTAAAAAACCTTGTCCCATATCCGCGTTTGTTGGTGGTGCAAATGGATCTACAAATTGCGGCAACTGTTGCTGAAAGAATCCTAAATCAGGCGTTTGAATTTGCTGAGGCTGAAATGCGCTAAAATCAACTTGATTCCCAAGTATTGCATTCTGAAATTGTGGCAACGCGCTAATCAGTGCTTGTTGTGCGCCTACATTTCCCTGTTGAAATACATTGGTCTGTGCGGGTAATGACTGCCCGAATACATCTAAAGCGCCTTGAAACCCCAAACCTATATTTTCCTGTGCTGCTGGAAATAGCTTGAATAAATCCTGTCTAGCTTGCTCTGTAGACTCTTTTATATCAGTCCTGCCAGCCTCTAGCCCTGCTTGCTCCACTTGTGCTGCTTCTTTTTCTGCGCCACCGAAAAAAGTATCTTTAATAAAGCTCATATATCACACCTTTTTAATCCGTAATAATTCAAATCCCATAACTCGCCGTTCTTCGTGAACGCATCAGTTAAACAGCCTTCTTTTTTAAAGCCCACACTTAATAAATAAATAGAAACATGCCTATAAATACTGGGCGCTGTGCTGATAACTTTGCTGTACATTTTAGGTGCGCTTTCTTTTATCCAGTTAAGGGCTGATAAGCCAAGAGATTTGCTTTTTCTTCTCATATCTTTAGGTATATAACAGTGGATATCTAATGTTGTCCTGTTATGTGCAACTATGTGAAACAACGCGCCGTTATCATTTAGCCAGCAATCACGATTTACATCTAAATCAAAACATTCGTGACTTGTGTTATCTTCTGTAACATCGTCAATCATTGACATTACTGTGTTTTTAATTAGAGCCTCGTCATAAATTCGCGTTATCATATGAGAATCCACCCCATTGTTTTATCGCCTGCAATGTCGTCATCTCGCTTGATGTAGTAAATATTTCCAGCGGTACCGATAGTGTCCATATATCTTTTTTCTTGCGCAGCCTCGACAACGCCTTCTGGTGGTCCTGAGCCTGTCAGTATCTGAGAGCCTTCAACAGCCCTGAGCAGGGTGCTTAAAAACAGTCTCGTTTGTGCAGTCTGAGATAAGTCAGATTCAACGATTGGTCTATCTTCACTGATTCTTGTTATGTTAACGGCCACGAGTACCACCTTTAACCTTTGCTTCTAGCTTGATAAATTCAGATTCTACCTTGTCGCTCATTGTGAATTTAAGTAGGGCATATCTGGAGAATCGTCCTTGCCTATTCCATATTGTTCTTGTATTTCTCTCACCAATTCCACCAAGAGACCTAGTTGTTTCGTCGTTAAATGAAAGTAAATCTTCTGATGATGAAAACCTAATTTGAGGGTCGGGTGTTTCTATAGTTCCTACGCCAGATTTAAAAGTAGGCTCTAGCATGCTTATTGATAAAGCATCACCAAAATTAGTTAATGGTTGAGTAACGCAAGACCTTAATATTTCTGCGCCATACTCTGCTCTTTCATCATCTTCAACGGAGCCTATGCGCCCGTCTTGAGAGTCCCCTACTAGTACTCGATTGTATGCAGTACCTAAAGAATTAACTCTCCATCTAACTGTCTCAGTTAAGCCCTTAGTATTTATGATTTGCGACTTTCTCTCATTCCATTTTAGCGTAATAGTATTAAACTCAAACGTTCTGGTCGGTAATGAGAAGCCTACAAAGTAAGCGCCATTTTGAGCGTATGAATAAGCGAATGCAGCGTTAATTTCTGCATCGCTAAAGTCTTGTAGTGCTGAATCTATCGCGGTAGTTGAAATCTTTAACGGGGTGTTACCTGCCAACGTCCATATAGCGGGACTTTCATTTGTGCCGCCACCTATCCACGTAAAACTTTTATTAGTAGCTATAGTGGAGAATGGTGCGAAACAGCCTTTATCAATAAACAATCCAGTACGTCTAAATACGCCCGCATCATTAAAGAATTCTTCGGTAACTTCTGAGCCTAAAACGTATAGTTTATTGTTGTAAACTTGCAGACCTACAATATCATCCGGGTCTGACTCTGCTGTAAATACGTTTAACGAACTCCATGAGGTGCCTTGATTAGCATCGGAACGTATAAACTTCTTACTATCAGTTGACACGACAAAGAAAGAATCAATAAATACGACAATCTGAGGTGCGCCGTTAGCAGTAAAGCCCGCGTCTGTTATTTCTATAAACGGAGTACCACTGGTTTCATCAATGATATAACCTTTGCCTCCAGGTACTAATACCATTAATTCTTTGCCGTTATCGGCCATACTTACACGAGTGTCACCGGGTATAGTGCCGATAGTTACATTGGTAAAAGTTTCAGCGCCGAATTCGTCAATGCTTCTATCAACTCTGATTAATGTTTCACCATTAAGAAAATAAGGTAAACCCGCTTTAACGTGCATCCCTCTATTAACTTGGTTGGTCGTGCCGGTAGTTTGTATTTGAGTTATGCCGGCGCATCCTTTTAATGAGATGGGTGAAATGTCACCTTGAGATACAGCGATTGAACGATACCAATTTACGCACTCTTGCGAGCTAAGGGCTAAAGTCTCAGATTCATAAAACCCGTCGAGTAAAAGCGGTTGGCTAGGCATTTAGCTGATCCTTTTTACCGATTGCTGGCAAATGATATTGGTAGCATCATCGTTATTCTCAACAAACAGCTCTACAAAATCACCTATTGAAAAAGTGTATTGCCATATCATACTTGCTATTGCTGCCTTGGTGCTGCTTACTGTTATTTGCTCACCTGTTTGGCTGACTATTGACCCGTTTATAGCGATATACACTGTTATCTCTTTATCTCCTCCGCTAGCCATAAGGAAATCCGCTTCTATATCTACATTTAACCTATTATCTCTCTCGCCTGTGTAGGTAACGGTCCCATTAGTATCGCCTGAAAAATGACTTGTACCTTCAATAACCCATGTGCCTAATACTTTTACGGGAGTGTTTTGAGCCGATATAACTGTTTCAGTTGTATTCGCAGTTAAAGAAAGTAAAGCATCAGATGCAGAGTCTCGAAGTCCGGCGTTAAACTGAAAGCTCCATCTGATATCACTTAACTGAATACCACTGATAGCCGTCATTCCACCTAAAAACTCACCATTATGAACCGTAGCTAATGAGTTGGGTGCTAGGTTTGCGTTACCTGCTGCACCCTTTACCCCTATACCACCAGCAACACCTCTGATAACTAGGTTAGATACCTCTAAAGTGTTATGAATTGAACCGTTGAAATCTACACCTACAAACGAGGCAGAAGGAGCCGAGTCGAAAAATAGCTTAATTATTGAAAAAATAGACCAGTTGTTAACTCCTGACACAGTGATGCCGTCATTTGCTGTGCCTACGCCGCAATTAATTATGTCTAAAGCGCCTAAATCGTCAAACGTGCCGAACTTCTCACAGCTTGTTACTACAACTAGCGTTAAAGAAAATACAGCACCCGGTCCCGTTGCTGATATATCGAATACTTGACCGTTTGGCACATCAAGCAGTATGTTGTACATGTTAAGACTTTTATCAACGCCGGTAAAAAACGTGCCTGTTCCGGTGTATCTAAATACTGGAGTTAAGAAGTTATTAGACGTGATAGCATTGTTCGTGCCTAAAACAAATCTGTTAGAAGTGATAATCTCCTGCACGATTACATAATCAATATCATCCTCTAGCGTAATGACTCCCGTAATAGGTGCAGGGAAATCGCTAATATCTGACACTATCACAGTATTAGTTTGTGCCAATGGAGATGTCGCTTGTGAGAATTCTAAAAAGTCATTAACTAGATTTACCTCGATAGGCGCTATCCCTTTTACGCCTCTAAACTTGTAAATCTTAGCGTTTAGGTCTTCGATTAAATTAAACCCGCCTGCTGGTTGACTAAAGTTTGCAGCTAAAGCAATACCATTACTTGCGCTTACACTTGCCGATACACCTTTAGTTGATTCTAGGTTTCGAATATTAAAAGTATCACCTACCGCATCCAGTACGGGAGCCGCTAACGAGTCACCAACTTGTTTAATAGTACCCGTAACACCTAATGCTGATTTAAAGCTAGAAAATGGAACGGCTAAATTAGTGCCAAGTCTAAATAATCTAACGAAATCAGTATCAGATACAATAGTCTGGACCGTGAATTGACTTTCTTTTTTACTGGTCATTGGTGTTGCTCTCTAATAAGATTGAGCCGCCTTGCTCCGTAAGAATTTCACTATCTGGGCAAGGATAAAAGTGTTGGTTGTTAAATGTGTTTTCTCGCTCATTACCTGAACCGATTGGGAGTGTACAAGGAAAGGCTGTAGGTTTAACGCTTACCGTTAATCGCCTAATCTCTTTCAGCCCCTTATTAGCGCTTTGATTAAGCTCGGCTGTTAATGTCATATCGAAAGTTGATAACAACTTCGTGGCAAGGTTAAAAACAATACCTTCGATCGCACCGTCTGGAACGGTTACTAAGTCATCAGGATTGGTGATAATCGTAAAGCCTAACCCGACAAAAGGAGTGGTAGACATCATACGGTTTAAGTATCTGCGAGCTGTTTGAAAGTCTACAGGTTGCACTGACTGCTCAGAAGATTGAACTAGAATCTCTTGTAGAGCATCGTTGATTATGTCTTGGGCGGTTTCCATTAGTCAGCCTTTTTAGTTGGCTTCTTGGTTTTCTTAACTACCTTGGTTTTGGTCCACCCGTTATCTATTGCAAACTTCTCCATGTTAGGAGTGTCTTCTAATTCGATAGTGCTTCCGCTAGGTCTTGTCCAGTTCATAACTCACCTCATTAATAATCTTGATGATAGCCACTAGTTAAAGTGGCTACGATAAGACTACTTATTAAGGATTACCGAAACTTTGGCCAGCCATGAACGGATTCATTGCGCCAAGTGCGTAACGTAAATCAATACGAACCTTGTTAGTGTTCTTAGTGAAATCAGAGCCTTTACTAACACGTAACTGCAAACCGTCTTTAGTGGTTGCGATAGTATCAGTAGAGTCTAATTTCTCCATTGGTACACCAGCAAGTACAAAGGCGTCACGATGGAAGAACAAGTTTGGTTGAATGCGTTTTTCAGCAGCACCGCCCAACGTAATAACATCACTTGCAGCGATTGCTTGACTAACTGTGTTGTATTGTCCGTCAGACTCAAACAAAGCTGGACCGGTAATTGTTAAGTTACCCTCACCAGATGCGCCTAACTGCTCACTAACTGTAACCGTACCAGTGAATACAACCAAACCACCTGTTTCATTAACAACAGGTTCACGCGTTGCTAAATTAAGACGGCTAACATCGCCAGTTACAGCGGTAATAGTGATAGTTTCACCAGCGGCAACAAGTAAGTTGGCTTGGAAGCCCGTGACACCGATAACCTGAGTCATAGTGTCTTTAGCTGCGAGATAAGTAGCAACAGGAGTGCCAACAACAAGACCATCACGATCACCACCTACACCAGTTAAGTAACTAGATAGCGTAGTGGCTGTCATAACATCCATACCTGCAAAGTTTTTCTGGACCATGGCTGTTTGGTTGGCGCTCATAGAACCAGTTTCACCACCTAAACTACGTTGATCACCAGCTAATGCTTTTTGAGTAAATGGATTAACAATATATTTCCAATTCCCATCACGAGGTACGCCAGATGCGGCCATAATTGCGCCGGCTTCTGCTACATCGTCCCATGCGTCACCACCAGCACCAATTGCAGTACCAACAGTACCAGCAAGCAAGGCTGTATTTTTCATCATAAAATCAGCGGTATTAAGTTCTAGCTTGGTAACTAGTCGCTGCGCCATATCATCAAAGAAACGAGGGTCTGCCCCATCTTTAAGTGCTTCATCGAATTCCTTAACGGTTGCAAAAACGGTCAATTGTGGTTGAACTGTTGCGGTTGCTTTACCTGTTTGATAAACGGATTCTGTTTCGGATGTTAAATCACCATCCACAGTCTCACTTACCAACCAGTCAGTAGGGCGCTTAACGTCTACATCTTCACCGCTGTTTACGTTAAAGCTTCCTTGAAACATTTGTGTGTTAATGTTTTTAGATAAGACTCGGCTAGAGTCAAAGGGGACTAGAACCTTGTCCATGATTTTTCGTGCAAAGTTACTGTCAAAAGTATTAGCCATGAGTGGCTCCTTAATTAACTATAGGTAACACCTTCCAGGGCAGGATGTTTTTTCTCTCCTACACCATTCCCTTGCAAATTAGTTGCCGGGGCCGGGGTGCTGCTTGTTTTCGGTTTTAATGCGCTCGCTTTAACTTTGATACCATCCAAGAAAGTTCCAACTTCATAAGGTGACATTTGCGCTAATTGATGACCGTCTTGCGGATTAGCCGCTAAGTGTTTGGTTATCAATGGTCCATCTGAATCAGCTAGAATGTGCATTACTAAATCATCTGATAAACCGTAACTAGCTACAGCGTTACCTGCTGCTTGTAACTCATCTTGTTTAATACCTAACTCAAGTGCTTTAGTGCTATAACTAGACATAGACTCTTGAATCTTTACTTGCTTTGCTTGCGCTGCTTGTTGCTGATTAAGTTGTTGTTGCTGCAAATAATTAGTTTGATTATTATTAAATACTGCTTGAGCTGTTATAGCCTCATCTCGAATCCTATTTAATTCATCAGCATTATCATCAAAAGCATCCGGTATTGGTGGAATATTCCCCACTTGTGCCGCTTGACGGTCTCGCTCGGCTTGTTCAAACTTGGCGTTAACTTCGCGCTGTGTTGCTAAGTCTCGTTCAAGTTGTTTCTTCTCGCCGTACTGCTTGTTAAACGCATCGTTAGCTTTTTGCTTTGCTACTTCAACTTCATCAACTTGTACTTCTGATTCAGCCTGTACTTGACTTGTAGTTTCCGACTCTACAACAGAATCATTTGTTTCGACCTCTGTGCTAACTTCTTCGTTAATCACTTCATCGTTTTGCGGAGTATCACTCATGTTAAAGACCTTGTAGGCATAGGCATTAATTGCCGGTGCAAGTATTTAAGGTTACTTGTTGACCTTGCTCTATTATACGGTGTTTGCTATGCTGGCTATAGATAGGCGATAACGCGGGGTTATAGCTACTATTAAATGGGTAATGTATGAGTATTTTTATTACACTAGTAATGTGTTTCTCTATACTTTTAATTGGTGAGGCGTGGGTTAGGGTTGCTACGGCGAAACAGATTCGCGATATAAAGGCTGAAAACAAAAAAGAGATGGAGGCTAGCGAAGCTAGATGGAAAGAATTTAACGAGAGGTTTGGTTATGATAAATAACTTCACAAGAATAGTACGCTCAAGAGGCTGGACAGTAGTAGAGGCCTGTGAGTATTGGGGCGTAAGGTATGATACCTATAACAGAAGATGCAATAATCCTAGAATGAAAGCACAGTTATTATGTATGTGTAGAGGGTTGAGTAATAAGATTAAGGAAGGCGAATAATGAACGAATGGTTTATAAATATTAATGGTGATAACAATTTAATAATAAATGCTGACTATGTTGTGGTTGATAACGGTCAAGCTTATTTTTATGTTACGTCAGACCCGGATCAAGTAATAGCTCACATGAAAGAATATATAAGCTTTCATTCGTTAGCATCAGTAAAACTACATGTGGCAACATCAGAAATTAAGGAAGGTGAGTGATGTTTTGGTGTAGATTTGGGTTTCATTCATGGGAAAAGTGGACTAGCGCAAGACTTGTATGGTCTAGCCCTTTATTTAGAATGCCACCAAGAGAGGTTACAGGGCAAGAAAGGGTATGTAAATGTTGCGGTAAAAAAGAACTAAGGAGTTAATACAATGAATAAATATACCAGAAAACAAATAAACAAGAACGCTGCACTACACAAGCAAGAGTTTATAACGGTAGATGATGCGTTAGAGATGCTTAATACCTTGCTTGAGGCTGCAATAAAGGCTGGTGCAAATGAAAAGGGTATGGGTGAATTCTTAAAGGTGGAAGATGATGAATAATACAGATAAAGCAAAAGAGATACAAAAGGCTAGGCTGGATAACTTCGCCTCCGCTACCTTTTGGAATAATAAAATGAAAGAGGATATTTTTGCCATGAAAGAAAGGGATGATTTAATTAAATTTAAAAAGCACAATATCAATATACCCTGGTATTTGATGCCGTTTATGTATGCGATAACTAACATTGCTTACTCATCATTTAAAAATGGATTGAGTGAGAGTTGCACTGATACTGTAACATTTAAACGACCTGCTCCGTATAAGGTGGAAGATGATGAATAAAGCTAGTATAAGATCGTTGTCACTAAGGGCTTAGTGTTTGGTGTTGGTATAAATGACGCTGACTATAATGTATCACGAGAAATAAAAGGAGTGAGAGTTAAATGCCCTTTTTATTCCAGATGGGTCGGGATGCTATGCAGGTGCTATAGCGATGAATACCATGAAACAAGGCCGTCATACATAGGCTGCACCTCCTGCCCTGAGTGGCTGTATTTTTCTAAATTTAAGTCATGGATGGCAAAGCAGGACTGGAAAGGGAAGCACTTAGATAAGGATTTATTAATTCAAGGGAATAAAATATACAGCCCTAAAACTTGTTTGTTTGTGTCTGCTGAGGTCAACACTCTACTGGTAAGTAGTAAGAAAAATAGAGGAGCGTACCCGATAGGTGTTGGATTTGACAAAAAAAGAAATAAATACTGCGCTAAGTACAGAAATGGGAAAAAGGTGGTTAACCTGGGTTATTACAAAACAATTGAACTTGCTTTTTCCGTATATAAAAAATTCAAATACGAAAGAATAAAATGCGTGGCCAATATGCAATCAGAGCCGTTAAGGTCCGCACTACTTAACTTTAAAATAAATTTTGATGATGAGATGATCAATGACTAACGAGATGAAACTATTAAGAGCTTTTATAGAAGCTCAAGGGTATGCGATAGAGGAGGTTAATATTTATGATGCCTCTGGCTTAACGGCTTTAGGTTCTATTGTCGGTATTGATTACAAAGTAACTAAGAAGTCGCTTGTTGGTACTGCAATTGATGATATGTTTCACGCAACCCCTGATCACGTAGCAAAGGACTTATTTAAAACTTGTTTAGCTAAGTTTGAAAGGGATAAGGTAAATAAAAAAGATACCACCAATAAAATAAATGAATATATTTGCCTAAGTGATGGCGGCGACCATAAAGACGGGCTCAACACTTGTGGTGCTGATTACGGTCTTTGTGTAAAATGCAATAAATCAATAATTCATGATGGTAATAGGTGGTATTTGAATGAAAAAGATTAGAGTATTCCGCTGTGAATCCGTTGGTAATAGTGCGAGTTGGAGGTGATATGAAACATACAATTAGAGCTTATAGTGCGGAGTATTACAAATGGCTGAATTACAATTACGAATACTTAATCTATAGATAAAAATACCCGCTATAAAGGAGAATAAATAGCGGGCTTTCATTTACAAAGGTGAGGCTGTTCAGACCTCGCCTACATCATTACCCTTATTGTTATTGTTGTCAATGGGTAATTCTTCTTGTATCTCATCTACTATTACGGCTTGTTCAACGTATGCCTTGGTGCTGTGTGGCCCCACTATCGCATCAACTCCCATAGCCTCTCTCATTACTTTGAGGTTATTGAACGCGTCGTTAATTTTTTGTTGTTGAATCTGTTGTTGTTTGAATAGTACTTCGAACTGGTCTTTCTGTGCTTTCATATCTAACGCTTGTTGACCTTGCTGAATCTTAGCGGCGTCAACATTAAACTTATCATCCTGACCTTTGATAAACTTCTGTACGTCAAACTGTAGCGTCTCTCTTGAAAGTGCCACCCTGTCTTGGTCTACTGCAACCTCTGCCGATTTAACTTGAGCGTTAAACTGTGCCTCTTGCTGTTTAGTTTGGGCGTTCATTTGCTCGGCTTGTGCTTTACCTTCCTCAGCTTTAGCTAAGACCATGTTAGGATCTTCTTTTGGTGGTTGGTTCTTAGCTGCTGCTTGTTGTGCTTGTATTTGTGCGCGTTCTTCATCAGTCCACTGTGATTCGGGAATCATGCCAGCGTTAAGTAATTCAACTCTTGCGCGCTCAGCCATTTGATCCATACCTGGAACAGATAAGTTTTTAAGCATGATATCCTTACCCTGCTGTAAAAAGCTCGGGTCTATCGCTGCCATATCTAAGAATGCTTGAATGGTTTCTTTCTGCTGGCTGTTAAATGCTGGACCATAGTCACACACAACATCATATAAGCCTTTGGATAAATCATTAAGCTCTACGTTAGTTTGTGTTTGTTGGTCAAATACTGGCTCATTTAAAGTTACGATTGAACTGGTACCATCTTCCTCAAGTATACGAACTTGACGAGTAGAGCTGTAAACTCTAGGTATTGCAGGTAATAAAACTTTACCAACTTGACATTCCATTATCTTCTTAGACTCAAACCATTTAATTGAACCTGTATTACCTTGTTCTATTTGTTGACCACCAGCTATACCGCTTTGATTAGGGTTTGCATTCCCTTGCAAAGCATTAAAGCTATTAGCACTAGCTGAAATCATTTGCTGAGTATTGGCTATTGTAGTTTGTAATCCTGTACTTACTTGCACGCCTCCTGACCATTGGGGAGCGCCGGTAGCCTCTTCGTCTGTATCATAAGTCCTAACCGGGTGATGGTCCGTATTCATCGTGGAGTAGTCATTCTCTCCAATCTGCTTATCAGTCATCCAGTAAAAAGGAGATGGACTTAAAGCACCATCTTCTATATCACGACTCATGGCATAGTTTAGAATTCGTTGTTGGTCATAGAGCTTTTCAATCTTGCCAAAGTAAATTGACTTGTTTTCAAATATGTCAAAGTTGCCGTAAATAGGAATGATAGGAATACTATCGAATACTGTTTCTGTTTCATCTTCTAACCAGCCACCACCGTCAAACATACGAGAATGTACACGCCATGATTTTCTTGTTCTGCGCCTTTCTTCTCCTTCATTATCTAACTGTATAACGATACCGGCTAGCTCTAATTCATCCTTAACCTTGTCGAAATCGTCATCTACTTCATATACTGCGCCGTTAGTCATTTCAACTAATTCAACGCTGACCTTCTTTTTATAATAAAGCTGACCTACTATTATAGACTCGGCCTTATTGAAGAATGCTTCTGAATGCCTGTCATCACCGACACCCAGGTTTGAGCCTTTAGGGTATGTTTCTTTATATTCAGCAGTAGGGATTGATACTTGCTTAACGGCCCACCTCGCATCACTAGCATCTTGCATCACTGAGCCTAAATCAAACCATACAGAATCTACCGCATTGGGTATCTGTTTAATAATTAGGTCTTGGTCCATCGTATTACCGTCTACCCAATCCTGAACTATTTCAACAGCATCAAACCCACCTATCACATTAGAGCGTGAAGCAGCATTAAACACTTGTTCTGAGTTGGATATATTCTTTATATTACGGATAAGCCCGTTGTAAATCTTAGCGGTATCCATTGAGGATTCACCACCAGCAGGAGATACGATTAAACTAAAGTCTGATTGGTCTATCTCTCCGCTTATCTGGTCTACTATAGGAGTACACATATCAAACGTACCGCGGAATCTACCCTCTAGCTTTTCCCATGCGTAAGCGTCCCACTGTCCGTCACGTTTATTTAAGAATAACTTAGCATCTCTCACCCCTTGACGCATATCAGTATTAGCGGCTTGAGCTTCGGCAATCATTACTAATACTTTTGTGTGGTCTTTAAAATCTATATCTATCGGCATATGCTATCAAACCTTAATTTAACTTTATGTAAGTTTACCGGCTCGGTAAATGTTAACGCACCAGCGTCACCGTAATCAGGACTAAAACCATACTTAGATTTAATCTTATCTTTTGACCATAACACTCTTCGGTCGTTAGAGTCTCTTTCATAGGGAGAGGCACATAAATCTGCTTGCATCTCATCATCGTCTGGTATCTCGACAGGCAAAGACTCATCGACCATCCAATCAGCCATCTCTCCCCACATTTCATTTCTTTTGTTCTTGTACTTCTTGGGTTTTAAAGGTGACGAGCCAAAGTAAACAGCCTTAACCCTTTTCTTATAACCTAGCTCATGTAACCTATCAACGATATCGGCGCCACCACCGGCATCTATAAACATCATATCGGGAACCTTACCAGCCTCTGTATCTACGGTATCTAATAACTCGATACAGATTGCAACATTCTTGCCTAGCTTGTCGCATTCCTCGCCTTTATATGATTGCATGCCATACATTTTTCTTGATTGCCTTTTAACGATAGCGAATCTATCGCCACCACGAGAGGGATCAACACCAACGATTAGCGAACCACTACCTTTAACTTTGTTCTGCCTTGCTGCCATACAGTGGTCTGCTTTTATTAAACCATCACCACCTGATACCTGAAAAGCTTCCGCTGCGTTCATTGGGTATTCTTGCTTAAACGCTCTTACACCATCAACACCATCAGTTGTTAGCTCTGCTACTTTCATTCTACGCCAAAACAATTGCTCTTTAGTTAAAGAATAAACATCAGCAAGTGTCATTTCTTCATCAGTTAAAGCCGTATCTATCGGTACTTCTTTTTTATATTCTGATTGCCAAAACCACGGAACAAATATAGGCATGAACTCGCTAAGCCCTTTCTCTGCTAGCTTCCATTGCTCATGAAAGAAGTTACCAACACCGTTTGCGGTACTCTCCCATATAACCTCTGTTCCATCTGCATCAGGTACGGCTTGCATAATTCCTTTTGTGTGTTCGCTAGCATTAACCCAGAATGAAACCTCTGAGCCATGAAAATATTGTATTGTCTGACCACGACCAACAGCTTTATTGCCTGCTGTACCTATCTTATAGCCAGAATCTAAAGCATCAAAGTGTAATTCTTTCGCGTTAGCTGCTGATGTAGTAGGCTTAACAAAAGGCGGTAAGTTATCATAATATCTTTCTGTCATTTCAAACAGCGCGTTTGTTGACTCTCCATCATGAGTAAGTATAAAAGCCTTAGTCCCTTTGTTATGAGTAGTTCTCCATATAAAGCGACCTTCAACATAAGTACTTGCGCCTTGCTGTCTACCCTTTAGTAGAATAACCCTAACCTTTCCGGTTTCTTTTAGTTGATCTTCTATCTTTTCATGGATAAACTTTTGAGCTTCGTTAAGTATTAAAGATTGTAACCCTTCGTGCTTTGTTCTTATCTTCAAACAGTTTCTAGCGTAATACTCAAAATCATCCTTGAGCATTTGCCTTTTCTCCATTTGACTATTCAAGAGAGTCTAACCATTGTTCATGAGTCATTTCTACAATGACTTGCTCTTGCTTGTCACGCCATTGTTTAGGCTGTCTATTCTTGAGCCAGAATATCATTGCTGTTGTATCACCGGGTATATGCTTCTTTGTCGTAACCTTCTTTACACCCTGCTCTGATACCTCATCACGCACCTCTGTTGCCTCGTAACCCTTAGCTCTACCATACAAAGAATTGACCACTTCGGCGTCTGCTTTATGCTTGCCTTTTTTTATGGACTCAAAAAAGGCAGGGTGATCTATCTTCCAATTGTTAATGGTTTGCTCTGTTACATCAAAGAATTCACCTAGCCTTGCATCAGTAGCGCCCATTAAGCAGTACTTAAAAGCTAAGTCGTTATACTCTTCTTTGTAATCAGTTGGCCTACCTGTCATTTAGACTTCTTCTTATTGGTCTTGGTGCGTTGACCTCGTTTATTGTGTGCCATTTAACTCTTCACTCGTTCAAATGTTAAAGTCTCAGAGCCTGCGTTTGTTATTTTTAATTCGCAAGGGGATAATGTGACCACTATTCCAGAGTCTGCCGCTGTTAGACTGCCGCTAGGTATGGTATCAAACCCCTCTGAATCAATTTGAATCTGAACATCTAAAGCGCCGCTAGGTTTAAATATGTAATCACCGCCAACTATTCTAAGCGGTACGTCGTTTATTAAAATTGCCATCGTGTTGAGCCTTTTTAGTTGTTAATCTATCCTAAGTTACTTTTGATAACTCTACTATTTGAGCGAGTGTTAATACGGTCTCTCTGAATACTCTCACATCATCTATTCGTCCACCAAAGAATGAAGCATCCCCGCCGCTACCGTAACTATCCGCTGTGTTTCTGTAGCCAATACCGGCCGGGTTATTGTGAGAACCCAGTATGTAGATAGCATGATCATCGGTATCAACAAGTACCGCATCGAGGTAAAGTTTTAACTCACCATTTGCAAATGTTACCACCATAAAATACCATTGATTAGCTGATAAACCAACTACGGACACGCCGCTAGTATTCACTATAGGGTCAGTGGATACCACTCTTGCTTCTAGTGTCGAGCCGTTTAGCCTTATCGTCATGCCAGAACTAGCGCCGCCAGTTTCAGCGATGTTTTGTTCGCCGATTACCGTAGTCGCTTTAAACCATGCTGAGATACTAAGATTCGTAAATGCGACTTTCATTTCCGGAAAATTTAGTGCAACGCCTGAATCAATACCGTTTAACAGTAAGGAACCAGCTCCGACCTTTCTATCTGTATTACCTGCTACTGGTGTGCCGATAGCTACACCATTGAGAACACCTACTGAATCATCGAAATTGGTATCGTATGGCCATATCGTAGCTGCTGATGGAATGCCAACAGGACTAATCATAGACCGAATCATTGGCCTAATCATTTTCTTTACTATTGATGTAATCATTTTTATACCTTATCTAATCACATGCTCTTACTATAGTTACAGTGTCTTGAAATACTGGTGGTAATTCTAAACCAGCAGTATTAGTTACTTTAAATGAATGCGTGTATTGACCTTCTGGAACGATTGTATCCATCATCTTAACTTTGGTGAGTGTCGTTCTAAATACTATTATAGGATTGCCATCATCATCTACGTCTGCTTCTGTCACTATGTCACCGGCAGTCTTTGTCGCAGTCACTAAAGCTGTTGTGCAATCTGGTGCAAATATTCTATAAATAGCCTCTGTGAAATTAGATGCGTCCAATACGCCAACCACAACTCCATTCTCATCTACGTCATCGACTCTTGTTTTAAATGTCTGCGCGCTGTTATTGGATAAGTTGGACATATTAAGTCACCGTACCAGTTATTGAGCCACTTGCATTAACTGCGTAATCAAAGTCATTATTAACAACGTCTATAGCTGTTGAGCCATCGCTTGTTAAATCAACGACTTTGTAAATATCGTCACTTGTTGAAGTGTCATTGACTATTACAGCGGTTCTTATTGTTGTTGGGTTAGATGCGTTTTTAATGATAGTCGATAGGTCTGCATAATCTAGTGTTGATACTGCGCCGCTTCTCGTCCATGTGACGCTTGTTAGCACTATACCAGCGATAGGAAAGTTGCCACCACCTACTTGTGTTACATCACTTAAATTAAATGGCGTCTGTGTCGCGTCAATAGCCGCGAAAGTATTAGAACAAAAGAATATCCTGAATACGTCTGACGCATTATTGTACTCACCTTTACCCGCTTGTAATGGGTACTCCTGTGCTAGTTTCGAATCACCTGCTGACATCTTTTTATCCTCTTAACATGTTGTGGCTATTGTACCATTAAACACAAGCTGTTTCGAATCACCGTTAAACTCGCGCTCTTTTAGGTTGCCGTTAAATTCCAATCTCTTTAAAAACCCGTCAAAATCTTGGTTTATTATTTTACCATTAAATGCTATTTGATTAATTGCGCCATCAAAAGCCAGTCTGTCTATTTGCCCGTCGAAACATACCGTTGATACTATTCCTACTGGTTCAGGGGTTAAAAGTATACTCGGATTAAATGTGTTGTAGTTTGTGTTTGCTAATTGTTCTGTTATCTCTATCACACCAGCAGTTAGTGTTACCGTTACATTTAGCGCTGTGTAATTTGTGTTAACTGTGCTTTCAGTTACGTCAACTAATCCAGTTAAATCTATAATCGGATCTAAGCTAGTATAATTTGTATTATTTAACTGTTCGGTTATTGATATTGCACCTGTAAAGGTGATGTTCGGATTTAATGTTTCGTAATTGGTATTGACCAGATTTTCTGTTATTGCCAGCATACCGGTTAAAGCTATTGTCGGATCTAAAGAATTATAATTTATATTCTTTAGTGTTTCTGTTATTGATATACCACCGGCGGCAAGATTAAAAGCGATAACAGCGGAAGCTGCGCGAGTTAACTCTACATCACCAACCCAATCATGAGTAAACAGCCCTGCCGTTGCTTGTGTTGACACCGCCACAGCCGACGTGGCGCTAGATGGAAAAAGACTGATTATTTTAGTGGCCGTGGTTACTGTTAGAACATTTGAAGTGCGGGCGCTGCACGCGCCTGACACAGCAAAGCTATCATTATTTAATGTTGTCGCTGACACCGACAAACTAGTACCAGAATCAAAACCTGCTGTGCCTGTTGCGTCGACTGTTGAAGATTGATCTACATTATCAAGTGTGATCGCTATTATGGCCTGTCGTTCGGAACCACTAACGACTATATCGCCGGATGATGTGCCAGGATTTACTAAATAAAATATTGCTACATCTTGAGCGCTAGATCCCTTTACATGATGAGATATCACGCCTTCAACCATCGGAGCGCTGTCGAATGTAATTCCCGTTATAGGGTCGTTATTGCCTATATCTTCCGATGTAACAATAACAACTAGACAACTGTCCGTTAAAGACGGAGGCGTGTAAGATGATAGAGTGGTTGTATTTATTGCACTCTGTAAATTATTATGAGTTATCGCCATAAATATTTAACCATTATTTAATTTATCTTGCTCTTTGTCTATTATATCCTGAATCTGATTCTTGTTTATCCTGTACTCTTGCCATTTTATTCTAATCATCAATATTATATAAATAAGTCCACATATACCAGTAGCCGCAGCAACTAAGGCACTTCCGTAGTCCATCCACCATGCAGATACATTAGCAATGAATATACCAATAAATCCTGATTTAGTGCTCGTTGCTACCTCTACCATCTGCCTAGCGGTATTACTCATTTTTTGGATTCTTTTTTGTGAACATACGAACCAAACGATTCACAACTACTGTCAACAAGAAGCTGAACCAAATCACGTTTATAATTAAATCTATCGACAATTCCATTCATTATCGCCTTTAAATATAGTAATACTAGTTGTGCAGTAAGTAATATAAAATAAGCGCTATTATAGTTGTCTGGAAGTAAATATCGCTCATAGTCCATATACCCTTGTATATTAACAAGAATAAGAGCTGCTGACAAAGTAGCAACGATAATGTATGTTTTTGACTTACTATTAATAAGTGTAGAGAATATAATTAAATGGCACATACCGCTTACTGCGTATGTATAGCCATTAGGTAGAACGTTGTGAAGTATTAAAAATAATACATAGGAACAGACGAAAACGGTCGACGCCAATTTTGTATGTTTGCTAAAGAATAGTGCCGCGAACAGCACTATGAATAATAAATCTAATGATGACATTAGCGTTTTTTAAACTTAGCTTTGGATGTTTTTCTATCTTTCTTTTTGGTTTGACCTTTTCCGCCTGGCATAATTATTCCTAGTTAGTTGGTTAAAAGTGAATAGCTAGTTTTATATCGTCGTCATCGCCTTTGTCTCCGCCTTTTCCACCTGGCATATCTTTCCCCTTGGTTAGTTTAAGTTTATTTATTGTAACATTAATTTTAATTTAAGCCTAGCCAGCCAAAATATGCGGCGCTTCTTGTGTCCTCGTTGCTTCTTCCTGACCATCCTGTAACCCTCTCGAATTGTGATTTGTCTTTCTTCCACATCTTAGATATTTTATGTTTAACTACTTTTATGTCGAAATACTCTGCCAGCCTTTCTAGCTCAATTTGTGATTGCTTACACATACCGAGCCGCTGTGACATCATATTTTTTGCTGCTTGTGATTCTTTCTTTCCGTGCCACATCGCCTTATTTGCACAAACGTCCTCTATATGAAACTCTAATTTATCAGGATCGTTATTTTCAAGAATAACAACTATATGATTGTAGAATTCCATCAAAGGCATACATCCTAAAAATGTTAGCTTGTTGTTTATGTAGATGGCCGCACCATGTGCTTTACTATCCGGATCCACCCCCAAGATTATTTTAGACATATTTTAACTCCCGTGATTTTCATGAAATCCATATTTCTTATTTGCATCAAGCCTTGCTTTCTCGGCATCCTTTATGTCAACAAAAGAACCTAGATGTATTTTTAGCCCGTCTGATTTTATTTCAGCACACCACTTCCCGTTCTGTTTATGCCACCAGATACCATTAACCCCGCTGGTGTTATTATTTCTTTTCCTTATATTCTTATTGTTCGTCGCCTTATCAACAACCCTTAAATTTGAAATCCTGTTATCAGTCCTAATATGATTGATGTGGTCAATATCACCATTAGGAAAAACACCAAAAATATAAAGCCAAACAAGCCTGTGTTGCGTGTACATCTTGTAGTTAATCCTTAACTGGTAATATCCGTCTTTGTTTTTACTAATTGGTACACTACCCTTTTGAGCGCTACCGCAAGTAGTAACTAAACGGGTAAACATTCCAGTATCAAAATCATAAGAAACAATTTCTCTAAGCTCATCTTGAGTAATCATAAACACCCTTTTTATTTAATAGGTCTTTAGTATAACACAAGAATACTATTCTATTCCTATAATTATTTTACTCATGCGTTAGTGTCCATTATTGCGACATTAATTTCCATTATTGGTATTGTATAACCCAAGTTATCCATATCTATAATCATCCTATCGTATAAATCAGTTTGCTTTCCAAATTCATCGGTAAAGTTGTGTTTAAAATAACTTACATTTAAATCATTTTTTTCGTTAATATCATGATAAGTAAACGGCACAGGTATAATAAACCAATGGCCAATAGCGACCTTGTTATGTTTTGCGCTCCTACCTAGCACATGATGGAGTTGAAACCCTTTAGGGTCATCAAGTCCGTAAAGAAAGTTAACCCCACCATCTGCCCATTCTGCAATGTCACTCATCCATTGCTTTTGTGCTGCGTTAGCTGGTTTACATGCCATCACTCACCCCCTTTTACTGCTAGCTATTAATGCGGAAATAGCAAAAGCCACACTAGCCCCTAACAAAGCCCCGTATATAAAGTCCATTATTTATCCTCTATATCATTAGTTGTTAGCTTTATGTGCACTACAGTTTGCTTTGTGTGCAATTGCCATCTCACTACTCCACGGCCTTCGACTAATAAAAATATACTCATGCCCTTCAATTATTATCGTTCTATAGCTTTCTTCTGGGTTTTTATCAGCGTCACCGCCACCTGTGCACCCACAAATTAAAATAGTTAATATCAAGATTAAAATCTTCATCATTATTCTCCTTTGCTCATCCTTGAGCTGTGCTGTTAGTTAGCTTTGGATGCGGTGACCGGGGTTTTGATTAAAGCCGCCTTGTTGTTGTTGAGCTGATTGCTGCTGTTGTTGATTCTGAAACCCGCCACTATTCTGTTGTGCCGGTTGTTGCTGCCCTTGCTGCTGGTTGTTATTCTGCGCTTGCTTATTGCTATCTTCTTGTGGATAAACATTAAATTTAGTTACACCATGCGGCCCCCATATTTCACCAAATTGATATTCATTACCATCATCACCGCGCATAGTAATTAATTCAGCGATAGTTTTATAACGCTTCTTTTCGTTACCTTGTGCGTCGTTATACGTACCGGTTACGATTGTGATATTTTCTTTTTTTACTAGTTGTGCCATTTTATATACTCTCTATTTAATTAAACGTTGATGTATTTCTTTAACCATTGCCACATCATCATGGCAATAATCAATTACTTTCTGTGGGTCAGTTTGCCATGTATCGTATACTAGCGAACCGTCCATACCTTCCGTTTTGCCTTTAATACCAAGTAGCTTCGATAGGTTATCCGCGCTTATTCTCTTACCAAATCCAGCCCATGCAATCATTGTATCGAAGTGATGTTGACCATGCCGCCCGTCTTGCCATTTAACGCCTGAACAAGTTTGTACATCGTTAATTACTGAGCGTTTCCAGATAAAAGGAAGGTCGAACTTACCCAAGTTATGACCTATAAAATAAGGTATTACCCCGTTACAATGCTCATCAATATTTCTATGAAACTCATTTAACATATGCTTTTCACTTGTGGATTTAATGTAGTGCTTTTGCCCGCCATGAGCCCATATACAAATGCAAGCTATAGGAGCAACATCAGGATTAAAACTTGTTTTCTCCCATGCTTCCTGAGCAACATCTGTGCTTTTTTCTTCTGCTAGTTCCTTTTCCCAACGGGCAATCATTGCGTCTTTGCCTGTAAACTTAATTTCGTCTTTATCAGTTATTTTTAAATCAATTGCCGCTTGTGTTTTTGATAGGGTTGACGGTGCTTTAAAATTAGATTTTACATCCTCTAATATTTGCAAGCGGTGATCTTCTGTGCTTCTTAAAGTTTCTATATCAATGTAAATATCCATTATTTAATCATCTCGTTAAGTTTGAATATAATATCGCTTGGTAAATTTCCCCATGCGTTTGCTATTGTGGTCTCCCAATTTTTATGCACGTAATCTGTATCGTTTTTATCTACTGCTTGTTGTATATCTTCCGGTGTTACTGGTTTATTGAATTCCTCCTGCATCATCTGTACATATTTATGATCGTCATATAGCCCCATAAATACATCAGCATTAAACCCAAGTTTACTAAGTGCTTTTGTTAACGCGTCAGTCTCAACCTTTTTAGCAAAATCAGCATCAGGCTTGGTTTGTGCGTTATCTCGATAAGCACTAATAGAGGCTGTTATTGGAAACTCACCGGTAGGAAAATAAAATACGCCATGAAAAACTACAATACCTGTTTTGTCTAGCATCGCGTAATCGAATTCTACCGACTTAAAACCCCACTTTGAACCATAGATACCGAATTCTTCCGTAGCGTTCTTGATTTGCCGTTGAGGAGCTATAGCGGTTATCTTATTACCTCTAACGTTTGCGCTTTTGGTGTGGTTAGGGTTTGTTTTCTCAACCCTGTTCCATAAATCTAAATTAGACATTAGGGAATTGCTCCGAACTCATAGCGTCAGCTCTTGCGTCTATCTCGTATTGATACTTATCTTTAATGCTGTTGAATATATCAAGCACTGTTTTAATATGACTTTCAACGTGTGCAGCTCGCGTATATTTATGTTCTGCTATCTCGCCTAGTAAAGTTTCAAGTGCTTCTATTTTAGAATCTACAATTAACATTGATGTATTACTCATTTACTTAATTCCTCTTTAATCACCTTTACAACCTCCACGGCCACAACTATTTCAGCCAAATGTGCGCCTGATGAGCTTACGGTCATATCTCCGTAAACTGTGACAGCACCATACTGATAATACTCTTGGTGGACAGTATCGTTATAAGTGCTTTTCGACTCTGCTGTGTATTTTACCGTTGCCGATTTTCCGTTAACGCTAACTACAAAAGTTGTTTCTCCGCGCTGTATTACGTCCGTTATATATTCAATCATTTACCTATCTCCTTTAAATTAAGTCCAGTTCCGTAACAATTATTTCTGAGGCTATTGTGAGTTACTGGCAACGCTTAACTCCTCGATGTATTAACTTTAGCACAATGATTGGTGATTGCAAGTATATTTACAAATATTAATACATTAAACTTTAAAGGTTTGACTAATGCCAAATAAATGATACTATTAGAGCAACTTAAATAAATAGGTAATGAATATGACAAACAATGAATTAAAATGGTCAGTTAGAGATGCGGCAAGCATAAAGGGTATTACTGGCGTTATGGAGATGACTGCGAACTCACCTCTTAGTTATGAACGCACCCGTAAGGTATGGGATGGTGTGAAAGAGGCTAAGATTGCCGATTATATAGCTGTAATGGACGCTTTAGGTTACAAGCTTAAATTTGTAAGTAAAGGAGTAAATAATGATTGATTTAGGCGATAAAACAAAAAAGTATTGCGTACAAGTTTACTTCACTACCAGCGCGTCAAAGTGTGCCGGAAATATATATTGCGACTCAAAGGAAGAATACAATAAAATCCTTGATGATAACATTGACACGCTTTACGACGAGGGATATATAAGCGTCAACTGCTCAAACGATTTTGATGTTGGCGATATTGAGGTTGAAGAGATAAATTTTGATGAAGATAAGAGTTATTTTGAGGTAAATAGATAATGTTTAAACATTGGCTAAACTTTAACAAGTGGTTAAATATACAATTAGGTTGTGATAAAGAGGAATTGAAATGAGTGATATAGATTGGGGTAAATCACCGAAAGGTACTGAATACTCGTATAAGGATGATTGGTACAAAGTAGTTAACAACATTTTATTTAGATACGAACCTAAATGCTTGCACAGTTCATTTTCTGGTTACCACTGGGCAAGAAGTGAATACATAGAGCAACTAACTGAAAAAATGACAGGTAGACCAGTTAAACCTGTTTATACTCAATCTATGGTAGATAAAGGTGAGTCTCCGCTTGTAGGTATGGAGTATATTGATGGCGGCGGTATTTTATGTAAGTGCCTAGTTAGCTATGGCGGCCAATGCATAGGGTTACAGATTGAGCGAGTGGTACCAGGCCTTGCTTTGCCGTTATCACAAACAGCGAGAGGTTATTGCAAGGTTATTGATACACGTACAGATAGTGAAAAGGCTATTGATAATATGCTTAAAGATATGAGTATTGCATTTGAACTAAGAAGTGACCATGAGGATTACCTAGTAAATGATGACACCCAAATAGGCGTCGAATTTGCAATTGAATACATGAGAAATCACGGCATTTCATTTAAAGGGGATGAGTAATGAATATCAACAACGAATTGAAAGAGGTTATTAAACGTGAAGTATTGAATAAAGAAGCATTAGAAGATGCTAAAGAGTATGCGAATATCCAGCGGCCCAGGACGCGCAAAAGTATTGAGATACATCATGAAGAGAAACGTTTAATGGAGTTGTTAGAATCAGAGTGTTAGATAAAGGAAAGCCCAGTTATAAGCTGGGCTTTTTTGTGCCTTAATATTACTAGCTGCTAATTATTTGGTTCTACCCCTAGAGTTGATAATTAAAACTGGTTAAAGTTTAGCCAGTAAGTTAAGTGTAGTCTGTATTTTTATTTATGTATGGTTAAACCATTAAATCAATGCTTATTACTTCGTCAACCTTTCTGCCTATTTCGAACTCAAGAACAACAACAGCTTGATTTTCATTCCTGGCGTTAACTGTTTTAACTTTAACTATTTCGCTTATTGGTGAAGCGGTGTATTTTATATTGTATTCGTTCATTTTACTCTCCTTCTACATAAGTGTCTTTTGATGCCTGTACATCTTCACCGAAAGCATCTATAAGTAATTTTAACTGCCCTTTAGACTTATCAAACCCGCTAGGTAGTTCAGAAAAAGCGATATCATCCAAAGACTCTATCGCATAGCCGGCTGACATTATTGAAACTAAGTCGGAAACCATTTTCATTTGTGATTGTTTGATTTTTTGCATTTTACTTTCCTTTATTTAATAGGGGTCTATATAAATAAACTTTCAGTGTCTATACTGCAGTCGCCTGAACTTATTTCTTTGTCTCCATAAAATAATTTAACTTCTATCATTTCAGTTGGGCCGAATTCAGTTTTACGTTCTACCGTTATACTTAAGCAGCTGATCATATATTCTATTTCTTCTTCACTCATTGTATTTTCCCTATAAGGTTAATTAAATTATTATATTTCCACGCCTATATTTTATCGGCAACCTGTCTTTAATCCACTCCTTGATCAAAGTTGGTATAAAATCATCTGCATCATCAACATCACTTAATGGTGTGTTGCCTGCTGCAATATCTTCAATTAATGACAAAGGCATAACGTGAACTCTCTTTAATCCGTTTATCGTAATATGAGGCTTGTGATCTTCTATGTTATATACAGCCATTACACCCCTCCTTTCTTGGGGTTAATTATATTTATGATGACGCCCATGAATACCACACCAAGCGTGAACCCTGCTAAAAATGAGCATGTAATAATTATTATTAATTCGTTTGCCATTGTATTTTCCCTATAAGGTTATATTTAAAGTATATGGGTCACTAGATACGTTTGTCATGGATGGGTCACTATCCAACTAAGTATCTTTAACCTTAAATAATATAAATCAGTATCAACGTAGCTGTTTACAATCCTTGTTGGTAGCCCTTACCATATACCATGACTAGTTGTTGTTTATCCGCGTATCTAAACGTCAATTTATATTAAGTTGTTTCATATTGTATTTAGGATTGGTTACGTCTATCCGGTAGAAACCCGGCAGTTGATTAATCTGTTTATAAGAATGAGCTACTCTTGGCGTATTGTGTGGGGCGGTTTTATGACGAACCTAGACACAATATGAATAACTCACTCATATAAACAGACTGTAATCTGTATTGTGAAATAAGCTATTGCCCGTCGGCGTGTAATCTCAAGGATTCGAACCTTTAACATAACCCTAATGATTTTGATTACTAACTCATTCCACAATACAGACTATAGAAGCTATTTGAAAGGGATTGTGTCTGGTATGACGTATGCTTACTTACTGGCTAAACTCCACCCTAAGTTAACGGTACTCCAAACGCAAAAAAGGTTATTACAACTGCGAACCTCGTTTAGTAGAGGGTGAAGTTTCGGTGAGAAGACCCATCGAAGCCGCATGTGTAATAACCCTGTACCAAAACTTTCTTTCTAAGCAGCTACTAAACTGCACTTACTATTGTACGCTATTTATCCTTATTTTCAAGTTGTTTCCCTTCGTTTATTGATTCTTCGATGTCGCTAGGTCCTGCTTGCTCGTGATATCCTTTTTTAGAATTAACCACTCCGCACTCTATGCACTCTCTGAACTGCGATAACTGTCCGTAGCAACTCTTTGGCAAGCCAAACCTTGTCCATTCGTGCCAACCTACCCTGCATCTTAATCTCATTAGTTATTCCTATTTTCAAGTTTACTTTGCATTTGTTCGTCTTGAGCATTGAGCAAATCCAGCGTGTTCTTCAAACAAAGCCTTATCTCTAGCTTGTTTTTTTGCGATATCCACATCTAAATCGCCTTTAGAAAAACCCGCATCAACCCCTTTGGGTCTTACCTCTTTTGTTAAAGCATCATCAACATCCCAGCCCATCCCTAACCTACTAATTAGACACCCTTTACCTACGACGCTAAATTTCATTAGCTCCACTATAGTTAATGGCTCCCCTTGGTATAAATATGTTATTGTTAATTCATTACCCATTAGTTATTATCCTTTTTGTGATGTTTAGATATTTTCTAACTTAAGTATTACCATTGATATAATATAAACTAAGCCAACAGTGACGAATAAACCCTCCTTCGCTAATAACATAAACCAAAATTCAATCATCTTATATACTCCTTGTTAGTAGGGTTAATTACTCGCTAAGTATTGTTATATTCTCGCATCTTACCCATGACCATTCGTCAGGATCATAATCCGATTTGTCAGAGACTATACCAAACAAGGCTTCTTCAAAACTAACGCTTATCACGTAAAACTTATCACCCTTGTACATTACAAACATGTTCGCGCCGAATGAATGATTATTAAATTCTTCTAAAGTCATATTACTCTCCGTTGTTCGTTGTGTTGTTAAATTATTGAATCAATATTTATGTCGTCAACAAAATCATTTATATCTTCTGATTTTAATTCGCCAACATTATCAAACCCTAGGTTGTTTACGCCCACAGCTACTAGTATTTGTATGTCTTCTTTAGTAGAACTATCTTGGGGTACTTCAATAGTTCGTACTGTTGTTACTGTTCGCGTTATTGTTACATTCATTCCGTTTAATCCTGTTTGTTAAAATTAATGATTGCATTCAACCTGTCTATCTCGGCATTATGGAGCGCCCATTGAGTACTAACCCATTCATCACTACACATGTGTGCAGCATCTATTAATAAATCTAATTCCTCAATCGCTTCAATCTTTGTCATTCCGTTTAATCCTGTTGTTTGTTGATGCACTAACCTTAGCATACTAATAGATGATTGCAATATAATTATTATATATATTTAATGTTGCGTTATATGAGGAATACATATAGAATTGATGATAGTTAAATAACTTGAGGAATGATTATGAAAGCAAAAAAGAAACCGTTACTAGTTGGCTTTATAGAATTAGAGCGTGATTTTATTAACTTGGCAGCCATGGCAAAAGGCATAACACAAACCGCTTATGTTAGGTCGCTTATTGTTAGGCAGTTGGTAAAGGAAGGTTACGACAAAAAGGTTCAAGCATAAAAAAAGCGCCCGATGAAAGCGCCTTAGTAATAACAGTAAGGTAATTATATATGAAAACAATGTTCAGTGTCAAAAACTGGGATGAGTTTCAGCACTATAAGGATAGAAACCCACCGTGGATTAAATTACATAATCACTTGCTTGATGATTATGATTTTGAAAATCTAGGTGATGCGGCCAAAGGTCACTTGCTTTGTATATGGATGCTAGCAAGCAGAACCAAGAACGAAATGCCATTTGATGAAAAATGGATAACTAAAAAGATTGGTGCATCATCTAAAGTAAACCTACAAGCCTTGGTAGATGCGGAGTTCCTTATTGTGGAGCATGATGCTAGCACTTCGCTACATAATGAAACGCAAGTTGCTACAGTAAGTGTTCCCTCAGTAGAGGAGAGTAGAGGAGAGACAGAGAAGAGTAGAGTAGATAATGGCCGGTTTACACCGCCGACAGATATTGAAACAGTTGCTTACTTTGAATCTAAAGGATCAACAAATACAGAAGCCGAAAAGTTTTGGTATTTCTACGATGCTAAAAACTGGATGGTTGGCAAATCAAAAATGGTTAAGTGGAAATCATCAGCTAGTGGATGGATAACTAGAAACAAAGATGAATCACCAGTTAACAAGCAATTAATTCACGATAAAGATTTAGACGACACATCATGGGCTGATAACATAAATTTAGATGATGCATTTTAAAGGAGAATAACCATGTCACATTACAACCCGGAAGATTTTGAACATTTAGAAATGCAGTACCAAGAGAATAAAGTGGCCGAATCTGTAATTAATTATCAGTCTAAAATTGAACTTTATAATATGGACTGTATGGATTACATGAAAACTTGTAAAGATAATGAATTTGATTTAGCTATTGTTGATCCGCCTTATCAGCTTAACAGGTTTAAAAAAGGATTAAGAAAAGGTGATCGTCTAGCAAAAAACCAAACAGGTAATAGTACTCTTTGGAATAACAACGCGCCAACAGTAGAATACTGGGATCAGCTTTTCAGGATCAGTAAAAACCAAATTATATGGGGAGCCAATAACTTCACACTACCACCCACAGAATATTTCTGCATATGGAATAAAAAACAAACTGTCGATAATTTTGCTAGCGCCGAATACGCTTGGGTTAGTATGGGGTTAAAAATGCCAGCTAAGGTTTTTGATTATGGTATACACCAGCATAACGCAACAGAGAAAAATAAAATACACCCGACACAGAAGCCCATAAAGCTTTATGAGTGGATATTAAGGACTTACGCAAAGCAAGGACAGCGAATATTAGATACTCATTTAGGTTCAGGCTCTAGCGCTATTGCGGCGCATTACTTCGGCGTTGATTTTGTCGGATTAGAGCTTGATAGTGATTATTTTAAAGCGGCAAAGAATAGAGTTGATTTACAAACAAGACAGCAAGATTTATTTTAGTAGATGCTAAGAAGCTTATAGTTAAAAATAGAAAGGTGAAATGATGAGAATTAAAATAGCAATATGGTTTATAAACATTGGAATATCAATCCTGCCTAAAGAGTTTAAGGATGAGGTATTTATACGAAACTGCATGGCAACAAATATAATAAGGATAAACAACTAAACCCCGAATTAACGAGGCTTATTTAATCCAGCATCCCCGGTTTAATCCGGGGGCGGTAATGTTATAGGTGGCGGTAAATCTAAGCCACTGGCGATTTGCATAATTCATTTACTTCTTAGTCTCGTTGTGAGTACCTTCTTGTTTCGTGTTGGCATAGTTTACGCCAAAGCTTGCACCAATAATCATACTGAACATTCCGGTGATAGGGATAAACAACTCTGTAACCTTAGCTGTTGCTGTAGCCATTGCTTTAACCTCCCCAAACCCGAAAAATTCACAAGCAAGCAATAGTAGCGTAACTCCAATGTACACTGTGTATAAATCAGTAACTCTTTTTGATAAGTCACGGCGCATCTTACCATTAGGATCAAGCGTTTTAATCATGAGAACTTTAGCCTCTGCGCTCTCCATATCAGTCTCAATCCATTCTGATGCGATATTCTCAATGGATTTAACAATGCCACCACTGAAAAGGTTAGATAAAAAACTCATTTATTCACTCCTTGGTTATGTTGATTATACACTAAATAGATTTATATTAAATTAATTACATTATTGTGTTTGACTAATCACAAAAAGGTGTTATAGTTACTACATCAACAACGCAACGAGATTAACGAAATGAGCAACTACCAAGCAAGCATCACAAAAAACAATGAAGGTTCTTTTTACGCGCTAGTGGTTAGAATTGAAGATGGCTATAAAAACGTAATAGGTCACTATAAAGGTCGCCACTTTAAAACTGAGAAAGCAGCGATTAAATCAACATCTTCTTATATGGCGAAATTCTGCTAATGAATACATCAAGCAAAAAAGTACAAGAAGCAGCAAAGGAATGTTGCAAATTAGCAAATGAAAGGTTTGGCCTGCAAATGGGCATTAAAAAACTAATGGAACGATTTAATTGTAATGACCACGCTGTTGATTATGTTATTGAGTTGGCTCAAAAAAGGGAGCTGAAAAAACTAGATGAGGTGCTTTCCCATATTGGCACATGGGGTGTAAATAAGGTTCGCTATGTAAGGATTGTTAAATGAAACTAAGTGAATACATAAACAAATACTTTAACGGCAAAGCTGGCGATTACGCAAGGGCTCATAACTTTCACCTGACACAGGTAAATCGCTTTCTCGATAGGGGTGCAGAGTATGGAGAGCCACCTTATTTTAAGAAATACTTAAAGGAGAAATCTAATGTCACAAGCACATAAAGAATTATTAGCAGAATGTGAAGTTAAATTAAGAGACACTCAAATGGAGCTTATTGAAGTCGTGAAGAGCTTGAATGTTAACGCTGAGTTTTTTAGTGGACAGTTAGTTGAAGCTAATTTAACAATCAATTTACAGGCTAAAGAGATTGTAGAGTTGAAAGGTATATTAGATAAAAGATCAAACGCGAGGTTACATTAATGAATAACGGAGATAGTCCGGCTACAGCTTGTGTAGTCAAAGCATCTGAACAGGGTAAGGCGCTGGGTTATAGTGCTGACACTAATTATACGGGCATGACAAAGCGTGAGGCCTTCGCTATGGCAGCCATGCAAGGGCTATTGGCTAATATTGAATTTCCCACATGCGTAAATGGTGTCGATGTTGATGAATATGAATTATGCGCCAATGCTGCCGTTAAACAGGCTGACGCACTATTAAAGGAGTTATCGAAATGAATAAACAAAACATTAAAAATATTTTTACAACTGCGTTTATGTATTCAGTATCAGCAGCTATGAGTATTACTTTTATTATTTATCTGGTGCAATCATGATAAACCTAAATGTTAATATAATTCCGAGCTGCGACTATTTATACAAATCAAGAAATAAACGCGTAGTCGATGCTTGTCTTGACAAAAGACCTTACATAAAAGTATCGGATGAATTCAAAGCCGTAATCGTAGAGTGTGCAAATACGTTCAGCATAGCGTTTGCTTGTAAGAAGTTTAACAAGTGCTCTTCGACGGTTACTAAGTGGCGTAATGATGCAAGGATATTATCATGAGTAATATCAGTGATTTAAATCTTAAGAAAAGATATCCCGTAGAGGCTGAACTATACAACAAGATTTGCGATGTCATTGAAGAGTACAGCGGCCGATTATCGTTAATGTCTGTGCTTGGTATACTTGAATTAAAACAACAATCTTTATGTGATGATCAAAATGATTAAGGAATAAATATGAAAAACCCGTGCGGAAACGATGACTGTAATAACATAAATAGTGGAATTGATAAGTGTATTAAACCTTTAATCAAGGCGTTGAATGATTGCGGAATGGAAACCATTGCAAGCTGCTGTGGTCATGGAAGAACTAATGGAAACGTTGCGTTAAAAGATGGCCGCGAAATAGTCATAGTTCCTGACTATGAGACAGCTAGAAATATAGAAAGGTTTTTTCCTGACATTCATGGGGTATTTAATGAGTGTTCTGCGCCTAACGTCCCCCAGAAAGACGGAGAAATAGCAAAGTTAAAAGATAATATTAAGCAAGCTACCGATTGCTTGGATCACGTTTGTCTTCATACTGAAAATGCTCACGCCTTGAATTATGTAAAACATGCTCAAAACTGGCTTGATAACTTATGACTGAATTAATTATTTTTATAACGGGTGTCGGTTCCTTAGT